GTTTGTTGGCCACTACCTCATGGAAATCCTTGTATTTATTCATGCCTGAGCTAAATCTGACTTCAAAGTCAGCCTGTTTTTGGGCCTGTTGCTGCTGCCATTGTATTTCCTGTGCCCTTGTCTGGCGTTTGTCTATGGTGCGCTCAATGAATGACTCAAGCTGGACTTCCCATGATTCATCGCTATTGGGATCAGACTGGAAGTCATCTGCTGCTTTTTTGACTTCCTGGTGGCTCGGTTGAGGTTGTTCAGCGTGACGACCCCGGGACAATCTGTCCCTGATCATTCTCTGCACTTCTTCTTCGGTATAGGTTTTGGGTTTTTCTATGGGGTTTCCATACTCATCAATAGGGCCAGCAGATACTGCCTTGTCTGGCTCTTTGTCATCTTCGGATAACTCGGCAGCGTCATCATCGGACTGTTCTGGTACTGGTTCAGCTTCTGGTTCATCCAGTTCAGACTCTCCTGCATCTGGTTCTGGTTCGGGACTGGGAGCGACTTCAGGAGTTCCGCTATCTGTTGCTGCCTGTTCATTTTGTACCTTGACTAAAAGATCATCTACGCTGTGGTTCTCGGCCATAATATCCTATCCTTTTGATGGTTTTGGCATTGATTTCTGGTGTTTGTGATCTCTTTCCTGCATGTCTTGTTCGTGATGGTGCTGCGTGCCATGTTTCAACAGGTTCATGATGTTCTGTGAGTGATTCATGTGCAGATCGGCATTGACACGCTCACTCTCAGCCTGGTATCTAAGCATGACTTCCTGTAACTCTGCTGCAGCCCTTTGTTTGTCAGCCTCCAGCTTTTCAAACTGCATACCCATATCGGTGTGGGTTTCGATGGCTTTCCGCTGAATCTCAGCCTGTTTTAGCTCGAAATCCTTCATCTTGAGCTGGGCATTCATCTGGGCTTCCTGCATTTTGTGCTGCAGTTCCTGCTGTTTTAACTGGACCTTCATGGCCTCTGGATCTGGCTGTGGCTGCTTGGGAGGGAGGGGCTTGCCTGTTTTACCTGCCTCAATCACTTCAGGCGGCACAATGGTTCTGAGGCGGTTTCTGATCTCGATATTGTTATCGAGCGGCAGGTTCTCACAATAGAGATCAGCCAGAAGGGTGAATGCCTGCCCTGATCTGTCTGCTGTGATGAGAGACTGCATGGATTCAAGAGCCAGTTCCTTCTGGCCTTCGTACGAGGGACCAGGTTTTAACCTGATCTTGTACCTTCCCTGGGTCATATCGTTATCAACCTGCATCCCGTAGGGATCGGCAGGCTTGTTAATGTCTACGGACTGGCTTTCAGACTCAGGCATCGATAGCTTGATCGTGCGCTGTGTGTCATAGACCTTTGAGACCATCTGGTTGATGACGACACCGGTTGTCGTTATGGCTATATTCAGGCTGTTATAAGGCACAGCCGTGTTTTTGGTGCCACGCTGGGTGCTGGCATTAATGGCTTTTCCCGACAGATCACCATCCACATCACCCATTTGCAGGTCATAAATTCCGGTTCCTGACTGGATATCCAAAAGGGTGCGCTGATATTCATTTGTAAGGGACGCAGACAGTTCGGGTGGCCTTAACTGCTCCGGCTTCTCACCGCCAGGTGTTTCGTCATAATAAAGTGCCCCACGGACTATAGAGGGATCTCGCCATTGCTGCTGGGCATCCGGCGTGGCTGCACACTTTCTAGGCATTATGAACTGGTCATAACGCGATATTTTCATGATATATGCGGACTGCGTCATCAGGTAATTGAGGTATTTCTGCGCATCCTTCACGTCCTTGAAGAATGACCGGGTAATCTGCTGACCCTGTTTGGTATGGTACGATTTTTGATCAACAAAGATGATCGGTAAATCTTCAGAGGGGAAATCCGTTTCTTCGAGGACGAAATCACCCGCTATCTGGCGATGTTTGATCTGATATTCTACAACCTCGCGCTTGTCCATCACGGACACCAGTTCGCCGTCCTTCATCAGAACCCGTTTGCCTTCGATCTTGACCTTTTCCAGCCCTCTGAACTCATCTGCATCCAGCACTGACCCATCAGACAACTTATAGATGGTGGATTTCTTGCCTACGCGCTCATAATCATCGATGACAGTGATTGAATCATCGTCTGCAAATGCCATCGTACTATCTTCAGTCGCAGAAACAGTCGCGATCTGGCTTTCTACATTCTTGCCCCACTGGTCCCTGATCTTCTTGCGGGACATGCGCGTTTTATAACCAGCATACATGCCATCAATCTTGCATTTGTGCTTTGCGGCTATATCCCAGTAACATCTGTTCGGGTCTTCAATCTCATAGATCATGATTTCCTGATCAAATGACTTTCCATGGGTGTAGTCCACTCCAACCCGCCATGCACCATACCCACCAATACCTGCCTGCCAGAACCCGGTCTGAAAGACGGTTTTGGAGTCTGAATTGAATGTAATATTCTTGATCAGTGCTGCGCGGATATCGGCTGTTTCAGGGGGTACATCATCATCAGGCAGAATTTGCAGGTTAGGAGTGTTGAACAGCAGGTTACCCATCATGTGGTTCATGATGACCCCGCACTTGTTCACGATCATTGGGATCTTGTCGTAGCGCTCGAACAGCTTTGATTCATCCTCTTTCCATTGATCTCCGAGGATAAAATCAATCCACTCGTAGTACAAACTACGATTGATTGTCCAATATTTTTCCCATTTATCTACCCTGTCGCGTACTTTCTGACACAACTCGGGGTCTTTTCTCGGCATAATACTGATCCATCAGTGATTCCGTTGCCTGCAAGTAGCATACCATTTGGACAAATCGTGCGCCATTCATGATACTCATCGAAACATCCTTCTTTCCCATGGTGACAAATTCGGTACTTCAATTTGACCCGCTGTAACAGGTCCAAAATGTCCACCAAAAAACGACAGGCAAAGCGCATCTGCACCATCTGGAGATGGCATCCCTCTCGCTCTCAGGTCATCCTTTGACTCGATCTGTAACTGACCGCTCGAGGTGAATTTAAATCCAAGAGAGCAGAGTTCACCATGAAGTTCATCAGAATCTGGAATTTGTACGGGCAATTCTCCTGATATCCAGTCGCGCATATCTGACCACAACTCTGCACGCAGGTTACGGAACTTTTCCTTGTCGTTGGCTGATCGTGCGACATTAACACCCTCCACACAGTCGTAACCCATTTCCTGCATCCGATCCACCACACCTGCACCTATTCCAATACAGTCAACATACACCCTGTATGGTTTTTCATCCGTAATTATTCTTTTGAGTCTTCCACAGATCTCCATCGTGTTACAGTTGCCGAACTTTTCAAGATTATACGCAACGCGACCCTTTCTTCGGATGATAGCTGTCCTGTCGTTATTTCCAATTGCAACATCGACCCCGATAATAAGGGGCCCATTAATTTCAATGTCTGCTTTTCTAGCTCGTGTAACCAGTCTTGAATTAATAAAAACGTTTGCAATGGGGTTAAGAAAGGCTTCTGTTGCACTGAATGGATACTCCTGTTTGAACTGTTCCAGTCCTGCTTCAGGATCTTTTGCAAGGTCACCTATCTTGTTTCTGCGCCATGCGAGATGTGCATTGGTTAATCCATCCTCGCCATATAATTTAAGAAGATAATCTTCGTCTTCTGATGGTCTGAAACCTGTGTCATTGCTGGTATATTCAGCTTGCCAGTACCACGGTACGAATATGGCCTGATATTCGCTGGATCCACCGGTTGCAGCAACCCATCTTTGATGGAAATAATTTCCTATTCCATTGGCTGTTGATTCGAGGATGACTTCTGTTCCTGGTTCATTACTGATGGCTTGTAGAATTCCTTTGGCATGGTCTTCAGCGAAAGCCCAGAATGCAACTTCCGACCCATGAAATAATTGAATGGTTTGAGATCGGCCAACGCTTTTATTACCAGCAGTCCCAACAGAATACCCGCTATCGAATTCACGAAAGTAAAGTTCTTTTGCATTTGCAGTGTCGGGAACAGGCACGAGACCAGGTTCCAGATTATCGTAAAACCTGTTAGCCATACTAAACAGGTTTTTAGTCGCCTCTTTATCATGTGTAAGAATGAATGCCTTTTTTCCACGTGATGTGATTACCTTGTGAAAGAATCTACCCTGTATATAAGTTGAGCAACCCTGTTGGCGTCCTTTAAGAATTACGGCTCTGACTTTACCCGTTTCAGTGCGCTGTGCTTCAAGCCGCTTGTCTATATAAATCTGGGCACGATTAAGCTCAAGCGGTTTGGGTGATCCCGATTTTGTTCTGATCACCAGAAATCGGGGCGCAAACTTCCTGAAGTCACGAATTGAATCCAGCTGATCTTCTGTCAGCATCAGACTGCCGGTGGTTCCTCTGCTTCAGGATCACCACTGTTCACTTCTGAGTCATCCGGATTTTCCGGAGAACTGGATGGAGATATGCCTGGTACAGACTCGTTTTTAAGCTGATCTGCAATAATCGGTCTAAAGGCATTCTCAGCCCACATGAATCCCTGATCGAAGTTAAAACCGATGTAATCCTTGACCTTTGGATTAATCGGGAATTGGCTTACTATTAACGCAAATGCCTGGTATAGCTTGCAGAAAGTATCAAACTGGCTTTTATAATCAGGTGGCAATGGACCTGTATTGTCATTCATGTGGATATCCTTATAAGGTTAACTTTCCGATCAAATTTTGAGCATTTATTTAACATGAAAATGCATTGATTATCAAGTCCTTTCACGTAAAATCGGGCGGCAAGTCTAGGGCTGTACACCCGAAAATCTGGCACCTCAACAGACTGGCTTGCAACTATATTGAGGATCACTAGAGGAGTGATTTATGGCTGATACTGAAAAGGTATGTAAGCATCATGGCCCACTTACCGAAAGCCAACTCTATAAATGGTCTGATCGCTCAAGATGTCGTGCGTGTAGAATTGAACATGCTGATACCGTAAGGAAAAATTTTACAGAGTTTGTTAATAAAGCATCAGATACAGATATTGTGCATAATTGTAAACACCATGGATCACTTATGAAGCATCAATTATCTCCCAGGAGAAAAGAATGCAGGGAATGTGTTTATATAAAATCCACTAAATGGCAGAATAACAATCCTGACAAGGTTAAAATATACCAAATCAATAGCAAGAAAAATCCTAACTTCAAGAATAATGCTTCTTCAAGTAGATTGAAAAGCAAATATGGGATTTCACTTAAAATATACACAGAAATGTTTGATAAACAGAAAGGTTTATGTGCAATCTGCCATAAACCTGAGAAGGACAGAGATAGGAGAACAAACAAAATTAAACTTTTAGCTGTTGACCATGATCATTCAACTGGACAAGTACGACAATTACTATGTCATGCACATAATCTTATGTTGGGTAATGCGCAGGATTCTGAAGATATGCTGGAAGCAGGAAAACAGTATCTGCGCCGCCATAAGACGGCGCAATAACTCAATTATTATGCTCGATGAGCATTATAATTATAATCTTCATCGGCCATTTCAGGACCAAGCTGTTTATTCCTTTTTTCCCCGTGCATCACAGTTGGGGGTTTGGGGGTATTGGCCTGATCCGCAAGATTTAGATACCCGGAATCTTTAGACATCTCATCTACATTCCGTTTCTGCCATGAAGGCATGCAATACTGTTTAGACTCAACTGCACCTGACTGTCCATCGTCCATGATAATCCCCTTTACTTCATAATGATGTAATTGAATGTCCCGACACCGGCATCAGCACTGCTTGTCACCACAAAACTGCCAGTGCCTGGAACGATCTTGAGTACAGAGGCCGCATTGGCCTGAGTGTTCCAGTTACCGACGACATTGCTGCCAGAGGTACAGAAGGCATCAGTGAATGACTGTGCAGCAGCACCACCCGCAGCAGCAGCACCTGCCACTGATTTCATCCTGACGGCAGCAGTGGATACAACAATTCCCCCTGTCGCTGCCAGAATATCAGGAATTGTGTAGGTGGTGGTTTGACCCATTGTGCCATTGCTGATGACGGTATTGAATGCGCCACCTGCATTGACTGCAAGCAGTTCCAGGAACCCATTGGCTGTCGTTGCAGGATAAAGCGTCAGACTGCCAGCCGTACCACCCGCAGCAAGTCCTGCGAGCAGACTTCCGCCGTCCACCTGGAGCCCACCAGCGGTGATGTGCTGTGTACCTGACAATGCGCTGATCAGGAAATTGGCGGTTGCAGCACCCGGATCAGGGATGGAGATAACAGATGCCTGACCCATGGCAGCATTGCTAATTGTCGTGTTTGTATTGCCCGTATTCGCCACAGCAGCAAGAATCAATGACCCTTTGGCTGCCGTTGCCGGGAATGAAATCAGCGTACCTGCAGAGCCTGACTGGCCACCCTGAAGGCTGTTACTGAGTGAATTCTTGTTGACGAACCATGAGCCTGCTGCGGTGCAGATATAGACACAGGTTGTGTTGGATGCCTGGGTTACGCCTGTGCCTGATGCCACACCATTGATTGTGTCGGTACCCAGACCATATACCTGCATGGCATTGGCACCGCTGTTTGTGAGGGTGATCTCAAGGCCAGCAATGGATGCGGGTAATTTTACGCTATCGCCTGTCGTTGCCACTGTCGTGACGTTATTAAGCTGTTCCACGATTTGACGGGCTGATGCCTGTCCCCCACCTGCATGGGCTGTAATGCCATTCTCGAAGCTGACAGGCAGCGGGATCACCTCGGATGCCAGCAATACAAGCGCCGTAAAGGCTGCATTGATCGTGACAAGACTGACGCCATCAGAGGCTGAGAGGATGATTAGATCATTGGTTTCCCATGTCCATCCGCCCTCATTGATCTCGTTGATGTTACTTAATTGCGCGGTAATGTACCCGGCTGCAACAGCCGTGGCTGTAGAGTCTGAGGTCTGAAGATAAACCAGATTGTTAGTGGCACCCGTAATCCGGTTAAGGTAAATAATGGCCATTGATTTACGTCCTTGTAAGATTCGCCTGCCTATAGTCTATGGCACGGTCAATTAAAACGCAATGATCACAATTTGTCGATCAGCTTTTCCATGAGGGCACCGGCGTGTGCTTTTACATCTTCTTCGTCCTTTTCTTTCCATTTGGCGCGGGCTTTAAGCCAGAAGATATTGGCAGCAGCATTGCCAGCTTTGGCTAGTTTGACCAGATTATTGGCCATCATGCCGATTCCCTTGCATTTTCCATTGCTTATTGCCTGCGCAAACTGCGGGTATTCTGCTTTCTTTTCATACAAAGTGCGCGATCCAATTCCAAGGCATCCAGCAATTTCATCCATGGTCAATCCTGCTGCAGCAAGAGACTCAGCCTTATCTATTACTTCTTGCGTTATCTCAAACGGAGGGCGTCCTGCCATGCTCCATGTCCTCAAATGACTTCCCTGTTGACTCAAGTATAGCCTCTTTACCAGCGAACTCCTGCCATCTCCGTACGATCACATCGCAATAGTTCGGTGCTATCTCCATCATGAAGCATTTTCTATTTGTTTTTTCGCAGGCGATCAATGTGGATCCGGATCCACCAAACAGGTCAAGGACGGTTTTTGGCTTGCTATTCCTGATTGCCCTTTCAGCTAGATCAACAGGCTTTTGGGTAGGATGAGAGTAGTTTGTATCTTTTGCTATTTCCCAGACATCAGAATCGGACCCATTAAAAGATCCGTAATAGAAGCAAACCTCATACTGTCCTCTGTAGCCATTTCCCATTCCAAAATTGTTTTTTTTCCAAATTATGACATCTCGAGGTTTTACTAATAGGTTAGAATAATTTTCCACCCTTCCCCAGATGTACCTTTCAGATATTTCAGGCATCAGGTTGTAGAATTCTGTTGGATCAATATTATCATTCGCGATCTTGTTGCTTGTCCTCTTTCCGCGCCCTGAATAGTCAATTCCATAAGGTGGATCAGTAAAAACCATGTCAGCCTTATTGCCATCCATCAGCCTTTCAACCTGATCGATCATGGTGCTATCACCACACATTAATCGATGATCACCCAACAGCCATATATCTCCCAAAACAGTCACAGGATCAGGCTGCACGTCAGGCACATTATCTGGATCTGTCAAGCCTTCGCTCATAAGCGGCTCGTCAATCAAACCTATCTCGAGAGCATCAAACCCGGTCAGCTCAAGGTCAAATCCATCCTCGCGAAGCGCATCAAACTCAAGCTTTAGCAGATCAATGTCCCAGGACGAGTCCAGATTGATGCGATTATCGGCAAGAATATAAGCCTTCTGCGCCGTCTTGCTGAGGTGGTCAAGGGATATGGTTGGAACCTCAGTGAGTCCTGCCTTACGGGCCGCAGCAAGCCTTGCATGGCCTGCGATGATCGTATTCTCGGCATTAACCAGAATGGGCGAGTTAAATCCAAACTCACGGATTGAGGATGCCAGCTTGTCTATCTGTGCGTCAGAATGAGTGCGGGCATTATTAACGTATGGGATGAGATCATTGATGTTTTTATAGACAGTGCTGATGTGCATTTCCACCCCATGTGAGGCAATTTTACATTGTAAAACTACCCTACCAATTGATACCCGTTCCTGATCCTGCGCTTCGAGAGTTTCTGGATTTCAGCTTCAGCCTCCATGCGCGAACAAAACCCGTAACTGCGAGCCACCCGCACATCAAGGCCACCACGAACAACGTGTACAACATGATCCCGGAGAATATCTGTGCAAATGTCAATGTAGTAATAACGGCCATCGTCTCGCTCGAATCGTAGCATTGATCACCAGGGAGTTGAGCCTGTCCATGGCGATTAATTAACCTGTACTTTAACTGCTTGAGCAGAATAGTGTCAAATCATGGATTTTACTTGAACTATTTGGCGAGTGGGTGGGAGTTTCACCCACTCTAAGCCTCGAGGGCCCAATCTCATAGCTATCCGGATAATAAGCTGACACCGGCATTGCAGTTATCTCATTTCTGAGGATATTCATTTGTCCCACATCGGGGACACGCCGTAAGCCCTGTTAAGCCATCCCTCTAAATTTACTCTCTCGGCTAAATTTGACTCAGCGATAAGCCGGTACTCGCCCGCACGCTCGGACCGCACGGCAGGTATAACACGAGATCCGTACATCTTGATGTAACCGAGGGTAACCTCGCCGAGGATACCGTCATCACGCAATAGCTTTCTGTCCTCTGCAACCGCCCAGATAGCCCGCTGGAGGCATTTAACGGCAGGGGATATGCCCATGTTGACGGCAGCATCGAATACATAGTCAGCGATGTCCTGATAGGGGATTGCGTGAAAGGAGGCCATGGTCCAGAACTCGCCGTGGTAGACCGCTTTTGCCTGGTCGATAGTCATATTGCGCACATCGTCCGGTACGCAAAGATCGTGTGAGAACCCGTAAGCCTTGCGGCGGGAAGGTGACAGACTGTTAAGCAGGCGAATTGATATGCCCCAGTTTGAAATGCCGCCCGGGTCCGATGGTCTGGCCTCTGCCAGCTTACCCTCTCCGGCCAGTACGTAGTTAACCGCTGGATCGAACAGTGCCACTCACCGCCTCCTTGGTAATCTGCGTCACATCACATGGCCTGTTGCACTTGTCGCAGCGGTAATATGACGTGCCCTCGTTGCAGCAAACTGCATGCACATGGGCTTTGCAGCAGTTACTGACTCTCTGTGTTATTTGCACCATCACACGTCCCTGTATCTGACCCCGGCCTCAAGGAGAGAGCCGGGTTAGTCCACTCGGCAGTCTATCGACCAGGAAGGGCCGCCGAGCCGTCCGGACAAAGCTTTAGGTAATCGTTGATGATATATCTACCATTTTCGAAACCAAATGCAAAGGCTGTTGCATAGCCAGCCTTCCGCATCGCAGCCTGAAATTTCTCCTGTCTGATCCATGGTGCAGTGGACTTTTCTGATGGAATGTACTTTCTGTCCTGTTTCATCTCGATAAACATCCCGTTAAAGGGCCCTGCGGGGATCGCCAGAAGGAGATCAGATGCACCCGTAACCCTTCCCTCCAAATTACGCAATCGTCCCGTCACAGGGCTGCATTTAATCTCATTGCCTATCATGATCAGGTGATCCTGCCATTCCGGGTACTGTATTCTCCACCAGTGTATCAGCGTCCGTTGTTCCTGTTTTTCCAGGGGTGGCTTTATTTTGGTCATTGTCACTCCGTCCGTAGAGTTGTTTAAGCAGTGCGAGGGTCTTTTCGCGGTCTGCGAGATTGACTACTGTTTTTGACATTTCACGTTCCTCGTGGAACATTCAGATTTTTTCCAGACAAAATCCTTGTAGGACCCAGTCTGGGGAATCCAGTTAAGGCTTACTTTTCCAATCGGCCCACTCTTGTTCTTGGCGCATATGACCTCGACAATGCTTTTGTCTGGCGTGTTTTCATTGTATACATCGTCCCGGTACATGAAAATTATCTTGTCTGCCGCCTGCGCAGGGAACTCCGACTCTGAAAAATCCGAACAGACCGGACGTTTGTCGGCACGCATTTCCAGACGCTTGTGAAGTTGTGATGTGAGGATAACAGGGCATTTGTTCTTGAAAGATAGCCTTTTCAGCCGAAGGATTATTTCATTTAAATTTCGGTATCGGGTTGTTTTGGGGTTGTGGTTTTCAAGCATCTGCAATGAATCAACCACGATAAGATCTGGCATGAAACCGGCTTCGTCAACTTTAGATTCAATACCATCCACTGTATATACTGAATCAATTATGTACAAGTTTGAATCTCTGATAGGAACAATTGATTCTAGTATTCTTTCAAGGTGCTGCTCCGTCACCCTTGCTGCATATATCCTCAGAAGATCAATCCCTGCTACATAAGAAATGGTTTTTTTGAAAATAGCCTCTTTGGAGGATTCAAGGCTAAAAAATATACACTTTTTCTGGTTCAATATGGAATTCTCAATGGCGATGCTTAATGAAAACGATGTTTTACCCATTGAAGGCCTTCCTGCAATGACTGTTAGCCCCGTCTCAAGACCACAGGTCATACTATCGAAATCACTACGGTTTGTTTTTATGGAATAAATACAATCCGGAAAATCTTTCTGTGTCTTTTCAAAAAATTCATCGATAAATTCGATCATAGGCACGGAAATATGAAAATCTTTGAAGTTAGCGGTCATTTTTTATCCTAAATCAGACTACGTATATGTTTTGGGATCAGGTTTTTTGGAAGATTTGCATAACAGGAAAGCTTTGTCTGCTCTGAAACACGAGGAAGGCTGAAAGAATCAACGTATTCCTGACTAATAGTGGATGAAACACCTCTTGTTTGTTTGATCTCTGGGCTTTTTCCGGAATTGTATCGTTTAGCATAACCAAGCCACTTATTGAAGTCATTCTGGCATTCTGGATATTTCCCTAACTTTCGCCTGTAAGCTTCCAATTCCTTCTGGCAATCAACACCATTCACTTTTGCATAGTTTTTGTTCATATCGTCAGGCTCAAAAAGAGGGGGGCTGCTCTTATTGTTATTAAGATTAATATTACTATTTAAGGGGTCCACTGAGTGGAGGGGGGGGGTCCACTGAGTGGAGGGGGGGGGTCCAGCAGGTGGAGGGGCCCCCCCTGACTTATCCACAGATTCTTCTGGAACCATGGATTTTTCATATTTGCTATAAAATTCGTTTATGTAGTCTTGTGGTATATTTATTGTACACTCATTGGGAATCTGCCTTCCGTCTTCTCCATATTTTGCCGTCTTTATTATGTATTCTTTTTTTGCAAGCTGCTTGAGCGCCTCTCTCACAGAACTTTCTTTATAAGCGGTAGCAGCACAAATGGTTTTTACTTTGAAGCATGATTGATTGCCCCCAAAGTTATGAGACGCCAAGAAAGCCAAAACATTTTTTTCTGTGGGATTTGAAATTGGCCTGGAGTAGGCCCAGCTAAGTGCGAGTGCTGACATTTGCATCATCCTTTAAGTTAGGGGTTGATCCCTACCAGGAGTCAGCTATAATTGTCTGACTAGTGGTCTGGACGACCTGTTTTGTTATCGGTGCTGAATACACCGCATAACGTTTGATTGATGAAAGCCAGTCTATAACACCCCTGCCAACACAGACAAACATCTTCGGCATCTTTCTCCCGGGTTCTCCGGGGGGAAGTGCCATGGGTCATTGTTATCCACAATTTCTGTGAACATCCTGTAAATATGTTGGTGTTTAACGCCATTTGCGGTAAAATGTACCCAATTAGTGTATTAGCAATTAAATAAAAATACTCATGTAATTCAAAAGGATGTATTAAATGTTCAAAGAAAAACGCATTAGCCTTAGATTTGATTCCGAGACATGGTCATTTGTTAAACATCTGGCAGTA